TCGGCAACGGGTTCCACAGTGCCGGCGTAGGCTCCGGCGACAGACCGAGGACGACGCTCATGGCACGGCCTCGTCAAAGCCCTCGATGCGGCGCGCGCCACCTCGCAGCGTGCCGCGCCGCGGCTCTGGCCGCGCGCCTGCTGCAGGCGCCGCGCCGTTCAGGTCCAGCACGAAGCGCAGGCCCGGGCGCGCGGCGTCCGCGACCTCATAGGCGCCATAGGACAGCACGTAACGGCCGGGCGCGATAACCACCGCCTGGAAACCGCCGCGCGCGATCATCTCGGGCGTGACGGGGCGGCCAACGGCGGCGCGCGCGCCCTCCAGCCGCTCCGGCGGCAGGGCGGCCATCAGGGTGGCGAAGCGGTCCTCGTCCATGCCGGGCGGCAGGGCCGTCTCCCGCCCGCCGAAGCGCGTGGTCGGCGCCAGCTCGCGCAGCGCCTCACGGTACGCCCGCGCGTTGAACACCTGCGGCGACAGGTCGCGGCGCGAGGCATAGAGCGCCAGCGCCGCCGCCCGCACATCTGCCAACGTATTGCCACGAAGCGCCAGCGCCTCGCCGAGCGCCGCGTCTGCCTCGCGCGCGGCCTCCGCGCCGCTGCCCGGCACCGGGTTGTCCCGCAGCCAGGTGGCGCCGGCCAGGATGCGCCGCGCCAGCATTGGCCGCTCGTCCAGCATCGCCGCCGCCACGGCCACAGCCCGGCGTCGCGGCTCCTGCGCGTCGCCGCTTACCCGCACCGCCGCAATCAGCCGCGCCGCCTCCGGCACCCCGACAGCGCCCGTGAGCGCGGACAGCGCGCCAAGCGCCTCGTCCGGCCCCGGCGCGTCCAGCACGCGGGCCAGCAGCCCATCCGTCATGGTCCGCGGCAGGGCGCGGCGCTCGCCGGCCGGCACGCCGAGGCGCTCCTGCTCCGCCAGCAGCATGGCGGACAGGTCGCGCAGCGCATCGGTCTCTCCCGCCGCGGCCCGTCCAGCCAGGCTGCGGGCTGCGCGCGGCAGGCCTGTCATGGCATAGAGCGCAGGGTCTTCGCGGATTGCGCGATCGCGGTCCGCCAGCGCCGCCGCCAGCGTCCGCGCGCGCTCCGCGTTCGCGGCAGCGCCAGGCCCCTCGATCCGCAGCTCGGCCAGCCGCGCGGCGCGCTCTGCCTCTGGCATGGCCATGGCGTCGCTGCGCAGCCGCGCCAAGTCGGCGCGGCGGGCCAGGTCGCGGTTGATTTCATCCCGCCGCTCGGGCGGCAGGCCTGCCGCGCGGGCGTCCGCCTCGGACAGCGCCACCAGTTGCCCCGTGGCCTCCGCCTCGGCGGCCAGGTCGCGCACCCGTTCGGCGACATCCGCCTGGGCGACCGTCACGCCGCGCTGCTGCAGCGCCTGCAACAGCGGGGACGCCGCCCTGGGATCAGCCGAGAAATTCGCGGTGCCGGGCGCGAATTCGGCTGCCAGCGCCGCCAGCGCCGCGGGGTCGGTCGTGTCGCGCGCCGCCCTGGCCGCCACGAAGGCTGCGCGCGCCGCACGCTCCCGCTCCTCAATATCCTCGATCGCGATGCCAGCGCGCGCGGCCAGGCCCGGATCCAGCGGGCGCGTCGGCTCGCCGGCCACGGCAATGGCCGCCAGGTTCTCTGTCGTGATGCGGTTGATTTCCGCGCGCGCCTCCGCGCGGCCCTCGGCGCGCGTCTGTTCGTCGGCTGCGTGCAGGCTGCGGAGATGTGCGACGATGCGCTGCACCTGCTGCGCCGGCAGGCCGGGCGCAATGCTGCCGGCCGCCGGCAACAGCGTGGCGAGGTAGTCTCGCGTTTCCTGCGGCATGCGGCCGTCGGATGCCAGCGTCCGGTCCACATTCGCCATGCCCCAGTTATACGCCGCCAGCGCCAGCCCCATGTCGCCCTGGTAGCGATCCCGCAGCCGCGCCAAGTATTGCGCAGCCCAGGGAACGGCCCGCGCGGGGTCGGTCAGCGCCTCGGTGGGCAGGGGCTGCATGCCAAGCCCCGGGTCCCGCGCCGTCGCCGGCATGATCTGTGCCGGGCCGACCGCGCCCGCGCGGCTGACGGCCGCGGCACGCCCGCCGCTTTCCAGCCCGATGACAGCGCCGAGCAGCTCGGGCGGCAGCCCGGATTCGCGCGCCGCGGCCGCGACGATTGGCCGCCAGTCCTCCGGCAGTCGAGCCACCAGCCGGTCCACGCCCGCCAGCGCACGACCATCCGCCGCGGCGCGCTGAACCACCCCCGCAACAGCCGGGCTCTCGGCATTTCGCTGGAAATCGTCGATCCATCGCGCGCCACCGCCAGCCGCCCGCCATGCACCGACCGTCATCGCCAGTTCGCGGGTCGATTCCATCTGCTGGACGCGCTGCGCGACATCCAGGGCGGACAGCGCGCCCGCGCGCGACGGGTCCGCTGGGTACTGGCGCGGACCGATCCGGAACGCCTCGCGCGGGCCCAGCGCCACCAGCTGCGCCAGGTGGTTGGCTTCCTCGACCCGCAGCGCCTCGGCCGCCGCTGGATCGAATGCCGATCGGCCGGCCGCCCGCTCGATCGCCGCGACGCGATGGGGGTAGGCCTCGGCGAAGGTGGCCAGCGCATCGTCGGCCACCCGCCGGCGCGCGCCATCCCGCACCGACGCGGCCACCGGAATGGCCGCCGCATCAAACCGCTGGAGGAAGCCCGCGCGAATCTGCGGCGGCAAGCCGCGCGCCACGCCATCCCGGTACGATGCCGCGGCCGCGTTGAAGCCATCCGGGGCGGCGCTGTGCTCCTCCGCCAGCGCGGCCAAGCGCTCGCGGGCGGCCAGCTCCAGCCGCCGCTGGCCCGCATCCGCAGCCGCGCGGTTGAACGCGGAGCGGTACAGCACCCCGCCGCCGTCCATCTGCGCGCCGGGCTCCGCCTCCCCGGCCACGGTCCCGGCCGACCAGGCTTCCTCGACGGCTGCGCGATCGGCGAGCGAGTCCGACGTGGATCGCAGCGCATCGATGCGGCCGATCAGCCCGCGGGTGGTGGCCGCCATGTCCGGCACATCCATGCCGGGCGCCACCTGCAGCACCGCGGGGCGCGGCGCCTGGCCGGGCAGGTCGGACGGGACCTCGGCGGCCGAGCGGCGCAGCGGCGGGCGAACCATCACTCGACCGTCACGACGGAGCCGCGCGTGCCAGGCTGGCGCGATTGAAAGCGCAGATAGCCATCCGCCAGGGCAAGGCTGCCGCGGATCGGGCCGGACAGCGCCTCGAACCGGCTCTGGTCCGCCAGCATGGACGAGCGCGCCGCCTGGTTGGCGGCGCTGATGCGGGCACTGGCCGCCGTGATTCCGGCGTTCGTGCGCAGCGTCCCCAGCTGCCGCTCGGCTTCGGCGGACACTTCCGCTTCCAGGTCCGCCGGGGTACCTTCGCCCAGCACAATGCCAGCGGCGCTGTAGCGCGCCTGCTGCGTGGACAGCGTGCGCAGCAGCGCCTCGCGCACGTTGAGCGCTTCGGCCTCGCCCTGCTGCTCGATCGTCCTGGCCTGCAACTCTCCCTGGCGCGCCTGGATCGCCGCCATCTGCGACGCGATTTGCGCCTGGCCCGCCTGCTGGTTGGCCTGCAGCATGGTCAGGCCGGCATTCGCGATTGATGCGACCGCGGCAATCAGCTCGATCCCGCCCATCTTACCCCCCTACGGCCACGGTGATGGCCAGCGCCTGCAGCGTGAGCGGCTGCGGACGCGCGGCCGGCTGGCCGATTTCGATCACGTGCGCAGGGTGCCAGCCGGTCAGCCCCTCGAGGGTGTATTCCCCGCTGGCCCATACCGCCGGCGTCGGCGGCACCGTGTCCAAGGGCTCTGCTGGCGGGCCGCCCAGCGTGCGCGGCGTGAGCACCTGCGACCGCAAATCGAACGCTCCGCTATCCCGCACCCGCGCGGTAATCCGCACGAACCGGCTCTTGCGCCCAATCAGGGCGCCGGCCGGGTCCCGCGGCTCGATTGGCATGGTCCGGACTGTCACATCGAAGCCGAGGCCGATTTCTGCCGTCAGGCAGGCGCGCGGCAGACCCAGCGTGCCGTCGCCCGCGACCGTCGCCACGCCTTCCGGGCGGCCATCCAGCACCATCACCACCTGGCGGCCGGCGAGGTGCGACAGCCCGGTCAGGCTGGTGGTCGCGCTGCCGAATACCTGCCGCGTCGAGTGGTCGAGCATGGCCGCGGCGTCCATGGCCAGCACCCGCACTGCGCCGTCGCGCAGCACCGCCGCATACACCAGCCCGTTGGCCAGCGCGGCCAGGCCGCGCGCTTCGCCGTCCAAGACCCAGCGCGCAAACGCGTTGACTTCCTGCGCGCGCAGCGTGGTCAGAACCGTGATGCCGGCCCCCGCGGCGTCGTGCAGCAGCACCAGGTCCGCGTCGTCCTGCGCCGCGGATTTCCGGATCACCACGTCGCGCGGGTCCAGAATCAGGTGCGGGGCCAGCAGGCTGGCGGCCTCCGCCTGCCAGCTGGCCTGCAGCTCGTCATAGACGAAGGTGCGAAGCGCCGCGCCGCCGCGCTGCACGAACAGCACAGCCCCGTCCACTTCGGACACCCGGGCAAAGCGGCGGATACCCCGGCGGCTCTGTTCTTCTACGGCCACGTTCTTGGGCGTGATGGGCGGCGCCACCGTCACCGCGTTCTCGCCGCCGGACGTGAAGATCAGCAGCCCGCGATGACTCATGATCTGATGGATGGCGTTGAGCTGGTCCGTATCGAGGGACAGCATCATGCCGTCCCCGTCATTGGTGCCGGTCTGGAAGTTGGTGAAGGCCCCGGCCTGGCTGGCCAGCAGCGTGGTGGGTCGGCTCTTGAGCCCGGCCAGCCACAGCCGGCCCTGGTGCCAGGTGCCGCACTCCGGCCAGCCACGCGTCGCGCTCATCACTGCCTCGGCGCCCGCGCCGAAATCATGCGTGGGGATGTTCGAGAATGTGGCGGCCGTCGATGTCCAGATGCTGTCTGTCGCACCCCGCTTGATTTCGTGGGGCGGCAGGTCGTGGTGGAACAGCAGCAGCGTGTCCGCGCTTTGGGCCCAGTTCAGCTCTGCCGCGATGGCAGCCGTCCCCGGCCAGGTCCCGGTCGCCAGCAGCGCGCCGTCGAACCCACGATACACGCGGAATGCCCCGGCATAGAGCGCGATCAGGAAGGTCTGAGCAGCCGAGAACGCAAAGGGGACAAGCCGCACGCCATCCACGGCGCCAGCGGGCAGGCTTGCCACGTGACGAAACCCCGGCCGGCGCGTCAGGCCGCCCTGCGGCAGGACCATGACATTCCGCAGCGCCGATGCGCCGGAATAGTAGCGCGCGACCTCGATGCGCGCGTCCAGCCGCGGGTCAAGCTCGCCCGCGGTGAAGCTTGTCTGGACGGTCCGCAGCGTCCTCACCGCCAGCCGCCCGCCCGCACCGACAGCAGCGGGAAGGACCGCAGCGGCGCCAGCGGCGCCTGCTGGTCATCCACGCGCTTGGCATGCGCGAACAGCCCGCCATGACCGCCCGCCGACGGCGGGCCCCACGCGCGCGCCTGAAACAGCTGTGCATCCGTGCCGGAGCCGGTCACGGCAAGCGCCAGGTCCGCCGCCAGCGCATCCCGCGCAAACGCCCGCAGATAGGGCGGCCAGCGAATCAGCGGGGGCTCGGCCTGCACGTCGGCCCATACCTGCTCGGCATTGGCGTGCAGCTCATCCCCGACGATCCGGTACTCGTCCACCAGATCGGCATTGACGGCCGCCGATCGCACGGCCCGCCGAAACGCGATCATCGCCGCCGGCAGTGCAAAGCGGTAGCGGTAGGAATGCGGCGGCGGATCCGCGAACCGCACAAGCTGCGGCTGCGCCAGCGTGCACCGCCAGGGATGCGCGGCCAGGCACGCGCGCAGCGTGACCGGCGCGATGCGGTTCAGCAGATTCGCAAGCTCGGTCCCCTCATCGGCCTGCTGGACCGTTTGCGCGCCAAGCAGCGCCAGCGCGTCGTTCCCGATTGCCAGCACCGTCTCCGGGCTCATGGGGCCGTCCTTCGCATTGACACCCGCGCGCGGGCGTCCCGTGGCTTACCGTATCGCACGCAGGTGCTTGCCCGCCTCGCCCCGCAGCATCAGCCGCAGCCGGTCGTCGGACACATCGAGCGCGCGCAGCGTGTCGGGAATGGCGGATCGCAGATAGGCGCGGCCGATGTCCAACTGTGCGTCCAGCGCGGCCGCGCCGCGTATCTGCACGTCGGGGCTCGCCAGGATCAGCCCAGCCGCGCGGCCCAGCGCGCTGTCCAGCCGCTGCCGCGCCAGCCAGTCATCGACCCGGCGCCGGATCAGCGGCAGGACGCGCGCCAGGATCGCGGCAAACACCGCCAGCGTGATCTCCGCCAGGTGGGCCAACAGCAGTTCCATCTCTCAGGGCTCCCGGGTACGTGTCGGCGACATGTCGCGGCGCAGCATGCGCAGCTCCTCCTGGACGCCGGCGATCTGCGTCCTCAACACCGCCAGGGCCTCGCGCGTTGCCGCCGCCTGCTCCAGCGCCACCGCATCGCGCGCTTCCATCGTCGCCACGCGTCGGTCGAGGGCCGGCAAGGCGTAGGCCACATGCGACAGCTGGGACGCCATCCACAGGACGAGCGTGAGCGTCAGCCCGCCAGCGATGCTGGTCAGGACCGCGCGCACCGGGGAGTTTGCCGCGGCGAGGACACTTTTTTGCAGCTCGCCCATCGTCACTGCCAATCGCCGAGCAGCCGGCGGACGATCGCCGGGTTGAGGGGTGCCGCGCCGGTCGGGAAGGCAATGGGTTCGCGGCTGCGTATGGCAGCCAGGACCAGCGCGGGCCCGCCTGGCTGGATTTGACCCGACAGCCACTCGTTGCCCAGGATGTCCACATGCGGGCGGTTCTGCTCCAGCCATGCGGCCGCGGCATCCGCGCTCGGGAACGCGACATGCCAGTCGAAGATCGGCGGGCTTACCGAGTCCGTCATCTGCGGCGCCACGGCGCCCGGCAGAATCAACTGCTGGAAGTCGGTGATTCTCATGCCGGGACCCCTGCCCACGATGGGTTGGCCGCCGCCGTGCCCGGCGGATAGAACTGCGCCAGCCGCAGGCGCCTGGCACCGGCCGGCGGCGCGAGCGCATAGCTGCCGGTCGTCACGACCTGGCTGGCTCGCCACTCTCCCACCGCCGCGCCGGCGGCCGATCGCCCGCGCAGCAGCACGTCATAGGTACCGTTTGCCACGGCCAGCACCACGCTTTCGGCTGCGCGCGTGCTGGACGCGGGCGACCCGCTCGCTGGCAGGACAGCCGTGGTGGAAAACGCGCCCTGCTCCGCTTGCGGAATGCCGATTCGCAGGGTGAAGTCATGCGTGCCGGCGCCGAACACCAGATTGATCAGCGGCCGCAAATACGCGACCGACGCGCCGCCCGACAGTGTGCGCAGATACTCTGCCCGGTGCGCTGCCAGCGCCGCGACCGCCGGCAGCGCCTGCTCGGCAAACCCCTGGACGACCACGGCCGGCACCGCGTCAAGCTCGGCCAGCCAGGCGCGATGGTTCGATGGGACGCCGACCACAGTTCCCACGCGCCGGGCGTAGTAGGTCAGCGACCACGCCTGACCCGTGGCCGCCGCAATACCCAGCGCTGTCTCCGGCCAGATGAACAGATTACCCACTGTTGCCACGGTGCCGGAGCCGCGGACATCGACGCAGGGCATGCCGGCCTCGGTCGTCAGCGCCACGATGGCGGCCGTGATGCCGCCGTCGCCACTGATTGCCCAGAATGTCGGCGGCGTGCCCGGCGTGCCGGGCACCGCGCCCTCGGCGCGTGGATTCCGCAGCGCATTGGTGCGGCTGGGCTCGATCAGCAGCCCCAGCGGCTCGCCCTGTGCCGCAAAGTCAAACCGCGGGACATCGGCAGCGACCTGCACCAGGCTGCCCGCGCCGTCGATCACCGTGCCTTGGCTCGCCCGCGTAAACGTCACGCCGGGCGGCAGCGCCTGAAACCGGAAATCCGCCCGGGCCAGCGCGCCCGCATCGTCGTCCAGCATGACCGAGCGCAGCCCCGCCAACTGCGCCCGGCTGGCCCGCAGCAGGACAGGCCGCAGGATGCTCACTGGCTCAGCCGCACGTTGACCGTGCCGGAGGCAATCGCCAGCACGTTGACGCGATACAGCACGCCGTCTTCCGGCGCCTCACCGACCTCCGACGCGGCGCCGGTATAGACGATGCTCACGCCGGAATTCGTCAGCGGCAGCCAGGTGGTGCCGCCATCGAAGCTGCGCTCGATCCGTAGCGACAGGCCGGTGAAGGTACCCCAGATCGCCAGGTTCCAGGCGCCGCGCAGCAGAATGGCGGCCGACTGGGCCGCCACCGCCGTGGAAAACGGCAGAACGGCAAAGGCCCGCTCCTGCCCGTTCTGCGTGCCCATGCGCTTACACTCGCGTGTTCGTCACAGTGGCAGCCAGGGTGTCCGACACATCGACCGCCGCGGCCGTCTTGGTCATCACCACGTGGAAGCCGGCATTCTGCACCACGCCGGACGAGTTGACCGTCACGCGATAGATCAGGTCCCCGACCTGCAGATGCTGCCGCACCGCGTTGAAGTAGCCCGCCGCGTCCACGACGGTCGTGGCGTCCTCCGTGCGGTACATGTGCATGGTCGGGCAGCCGGGGACCGCCTCGCCGCCCGAGCCCACGCGCAGATGGGCCGAGCCCGGGGTGAAGTTGTTGATCTGGAACGGCATGGCTTAGGTCTCCGCGATGTCGATGCGAATCACGCCCTCGCCGTCGATCACGACGGCGCCGGCATTGAATTCCTGGACGATCTGCCAGACCCGCTTGTCAGGGTTCCACTCGATGTCCACGGCATTCTCCTGGCTGATCGCCAGGCCGATCGACTGCCTGTCCCAGGCGTAGCACTGGCGGACCGACGCGGCGAACGGCAACCCGCCTTCGGTGCGGGTCTCCATGATCACGGGCGTCATGCCGTAGATCGGCGGCAGCGTGCCGGTGCGGACCGTGCTGCCCGCGCCGTACTCGACGCCGGAGTGCCGCTGCTCGCCCAGCACATCATCCGCCGCCTTGGGCGACATGATGATGAAGCGATCCTCCGGCGGGACGGCGCGCTCCTCGAACAGCCGCTTGGTCTGGCGCAGCTTTGCGTCCGTCAGGCCGGTGCCACCGGCCGCGATCGTGGCGGACGCGAAACCGGCGGTCATGGCATCGACCACGATCTGGTCCATGCGCCGCCCGGCCGCGAAGCCCACTGCCTCGGCCAGCAGGCGGGTCTCGTCGAAATTGACCATCGACGTGTCGATCGTGTCGGACCACTCGATCGCCTCCCACGCGCTGAGCGTGGCGACCACGTCGCTGAACTGCACGCCCATTGGCGTGCGGGTCGTGCCGCTCAGGCGCGGGACAGCGACACCGCGACCGAGGCGCCGGAACCGCGTCGTCTTGCCGACGACGTTATCCTTGATGCGCACGTAGGGGCGCAGCATGCCCCCCTTTTGGTAGGCCTGCTTGACAAGCGAGTCGAACTCGACCTGCCAAACCGCTGGAAGGGTCACCGCCATGGGACCGGATCTCCGAACAGGGAATTGAGGCTGTTCGCAGTCCGATTGGCCGAGCCATCTGCGGGGTCAGGCAATATGCCCGATAGGCCCGCGGCGCCGGGTCGTTTCCGCTTGGCGATTGCCGGCCGCCCTGCCGGCCCGTCCTCTCCGGGGTCCGCCGCCGTCCACAGGGACGACGACGGATAGGCCACTGGAACGAGCACCGATTCGATAGCGCAGCCCTCGCGGGCCGCGCAATTACAGATTTCGTGACGTGCCGAGCAGGTTCACGCCGCGCGCGTCCAGATCGCGCAGGGCCTTGCGCGCGCGCTCGACCATCTGCTTGTCGCCCTTGGCGTGGCCGTCCGTCAGCATGCGGCGGGCGTCCGCGACCGTCACCTGGCCGTCGTCGAGCGCGGTCAGCGGGATCGGCGATTCGCCCATCCGTTCGCGCAGCCGCATCAGGCCGCGCACCTGGTCCGCGGACCACCACGCGCCGAGCGCCCGGCCTTCATCGGCCGACAATACGCCGCGCGTGACCAGCCCCTTGAGCCAGGTGCCGACCTCGGCCAGCACCTGCCGCCCCTGCGGCCCCAGGCGCCCGACCTCCGCATCGTAGGCGGCCTTGATGGCCGCCGGGTCCTCCGGCTGCGCGGCGGCGGCCCGCGCATCAGCCATGGCTCGCAGGTACGGCCGCGCGACCTGCTCCAGCTGCACTTGGCTGATGCCGGCCTTGTGCGCCGCCTCCCGCACGCTGCGCCACAGCGGATCATCGGCGCCGACCAGGTTCTCTGGCACGCCGTCGATCGTGGGCAGGCGGTAAGTGTCAGGGCTGTCTGGTGGCGTCATGCCTCCCTTGGCCAGCGTCGTGCGCAAGTCTCCCCACGATTTCGCGAGGCTCTCGGCGCGCAACTCGCGCCGCTCCGCATCCCAGAATTGCTCGGGGCACCACTCCGGCCGGATGGCGGCGGCCGGGGCCGCGGCAGACGGCGCCGCCGCGGCCTCGTCGGCGATATCGAGCAGCGACGGCAGGGCAGCCGCGGGGCTGTCCGCCGGCGGCGGGGCGGCTTCGGTTGTCTCGCTCATGTGCGTGCCTCCTCGATGATGCGCAACAATTCGCGCCACAGATCCTTTCGGCCTTCCGCAAAGGCCGCTTCTTCCACGGATTGGCCGCGCCGCCACGACGGGGCCTGCAGCTCTGCGTGCGCCAGCGCTGTCAGGTCGGGGGCGACGGAGCGCAGCGCCGACGCCACGGCGCGCCAAGCCTGGGCGTCATGCTTGGCCGGCTGCGGCCGGCTTGCAGCGGGGGCAGCCAGCGGCTGCCACATCACCGGCCCTCCGCCGTCGCGATCGCCGGGGCAAGGTTGCCGACCATCTGCGCAAGCACCGGGCTGGCCGCCGCGGTGTCCATCGTCCGGGCCTCCTGCTCGGCAGCCCGCCGATCGGCGATCTCCTGCGCCGTCGGGATCAGCTCCTGCGGGACGCCTGACCGCCGCGCGACCCAAGCGCCGGCCACGTCCAACTTGATGCCCTGCTCGATCATTGCTTGTCCGGGCTGCCCGAGGCTCGCGGCTCCCGCCACGAACGCCATCACGGCCTGCACGTCCGCCCGATCCTGCGCTTGCGCCAGCGGGCTGACGGGCGTCACGCGGATCATGTTCTCGCGCAGCGCCTGCGCCAGGTCACCGAACCGCTCATCGGCCAGCAGCCCGGCCTCGTCGAGGATGTCCACCAGCCGCGCGACCAGCGGCGTGACTGCGTCGGCCTGAAGGCGGCCGAAGGAGCCCGTCTCTTTCTGAAACATGTTCATGCGCTCGGCGATTTCGGTCGCCGTGATGCCGGCCTGCACCTCCGGCGGCAGCGGCTGGTCGAACAGAATCTGCCGGATGTTGGTCTGCAGCCGGTCGATCAGGTCGGCTGCGATGCGATAGTCGGCGCCGCTGCGCAGCGGCGCGATGGTCGGCCCGCGCGCGCCGCCATTGCTGCCGACCGGGATGATCATGCCCGGCGCGATCTGCACCGTGGAGGTGTTGACCACCCCGTCGTCCGCGACCATCCAAACGCCGTAGGTGTCGAGGCTGGCCGATGCCAGGTAGAGCTCCATCATCTTGTTCAGCACGCGGATGTCCGGCAGGGCGGACGCCAGCGGCCCGCGGCCGTGGGTTTCGCCCGGGCTCTTGCTCCAGCGCGTGACGATCCACGGATTGGTGCGGTAGCTGCGCTCGGCCAGCACCGCGTGGCCGCGGCGGTTGGCCACGAGCATGCGCCACTGGTCTCGGTCCTGGTCGTAGATCGTGGCCTGCAGCAGATCCACGATATCCTCCGGCGCGTCGTCGATCTGCCGCTGCAGATCGCGATCCAGCGTTGCGTCCGGATAGACGCGCTGCACCAGCCGTCCGGGCAGCTTCTGGCTTACGAAGACGCCCTCGACCGTGCCTAGCGGCCCTTCGTCGAATGCGACCAGGCCGCTTGGCACAGCCTGAAAGCGCAATAGCGGCGCGCCCGGACGCCGCGTGGACAGCCGGCCATTCTCGACCAGCATGCACCCGACACCCGCCGCAAGGTCGAGCGCCCATTCATTGACCACCTGGTCGAAGTTGCTGGTGGCGAGCGCCGAAAACATGAGGTCCGTCGCGGCCTCCAGGTCGCGCGCCACGTCGCCGCCGTCGCGCCGGGCCAGCTCCGGCGGCAGTTCCAGCCGGGCCCAGCGCTGCTGGGGCGGGAACAGCGCCTGCTGCAGACGGTTTGCGAAGCGGCCGCTCGAGATGATGGCCGTCGAATCATAGACCATCTGCTGGCGATCCGTGCCGATCGCGTAGCTGTTCCACGCGTCGCGCTCCGGCATCGCAAAGCGGTAAATGTCCTTCATGAGCGCCGCGAAGGTTTCGCGCTTCCGCTCCGCCACTTCCGCGCGCTTGCGGATCGCCTGGTCAAGCTCCGGCATCGTCAGCCTCCCAGCCGCTGTTGCAGGCCCTGCGCCGGCATCGGCTGGTCCTCGGTGCCGGTTTCGGCGCCACCCAGCAGCAGCCCGCGGCCGCGCATGCGGGCGGCGCGCAGCCGCGTCGCGCTTTCCTCGCGCAGGCGGGTGTCCGCATCCTGTGCGTCCAGGCGCTTCTGCTGCTCCTCGAGCAGCTTTTCCTGGCGGACCAGGCTCGCGTTCTGCGCCGACGTGTCCACCCGCGGCCGCGACAGCAATCCACCCATGTCACTCTCCTCTTGCGTTAGTGGTACGGAGACAGCGGCCGCGCGCCCATACGGATCAGCGCGCGGCGAAGCTGGCGCGGCGTCACGACGCGCCAGTCCACGATGCCGAGCAGCGCCTTCACGGCCTCGACACACGTCATGCAGGGCCGCCAGGCAGCGCCCCGCGGCGCGGCGATGGGCTGCACGCGCAGCGCCTCGCCCGACCAGGACCACATCAGGCCACGCGCCGCGGACTCTGCGCTCAATTCGTCGAGCGTCTCGATCGCCAGGTGCCGGCCCTGATGGTCCAGCGACAGCGCCACGGGCCCGGCCTGCCAGACTGCCAGCACATGCACCCGCGCGCGATCGAGCCATCGCTGCCACCAATGCCGCGGCGGCATGGCGTCACGACCGACGAACAGCACGAACACCTCGCCGGCCGGCGTCATGCCTTGGGGCCGCCCGCCCGCCAGGGATCACCCTGCCAGACGTACCGCAGCAGCCGGCCGATATGGTCGGCAGGCGTTTCGCCATGCACCTGCGCCCGGACGCGAATCCAGTCGAGGAACACGCCCTCGAGGCGCACAGGGATGACCTCTCCGGCCAGCGCGTCGCCCTGGCCATGGCTCAGCGCAGCGCCTGCCGCCTCGGCCACGTCGGGCCGCTTGCGACCCAGCGGGATGACCGGGTCCGAATTTCCATCAGCCATGGCTGCTCCTGCGGAACGGGTTGAAGGCGGGCGCCACCCGCGGCGCCGCCTGCTCCTGGCGCGCCGTCCGCCGCGCCTGGATTTCGTGGAAGGCGCCACCATCCATGAGCGCATACTGATGCGCCTCGACCAGGTGCGACGCCCAATTCTTCAGCGGCACGGACGCGACGCGACCACCTGTGACCGCAAAGCGGTAGTCACG